GGACAGTAGGATTGCCTTTGAGCTCGACGAGAAGAGAGCCTGAAGTGTTGTAGCCAGCGTTGATGCCTTGAGCGAAGAGTCGCTCCTTGGACGAGAACGTCATCGAGTTGCCGCCTTGGCCAGACTTCGCCTTGCCTTCGCGAGGCTTGGGGGTCTTAGCGAAAAGGTTGATCGGCGCAGAGCGCAGAGTCTGCTCCGCGGGGAGCTTGATCTCAGCGTACTCAGCTTTGGTCTCGGAAAACGAACGCTTGGGCACAGAAATGCCAGAGGTCTCGGTCTTGCCGCGAGATGCAGCATGGGGATCGGAACTCGTGTCACGCTTCTTGTACTCAGCCCAGCGTTGGACGTCAGGGTCAGACCTTGCGGCCTTGCCTTTGTCGTGCTGGTGGTCTTTCTTGCGACTGGACAGCGTTTGCATCTCGACTGACTTAATGGGCGCACCGCGAGGCGCACCGATCTTGATCGGACGAGACTTGGGGAAACCGGGGTCGGCTCCTTGCAACGCTGACGCGGCAGCATACATGGGGAGCCCTAGCGCTCGAATGTGAAGAGGGTACTCCGCATTGAGCTCCTGGTCGGAAGGGAAGAAACCCTTTCGTTGCTCGAAGGTCCGCGAGAAAAACTTGTCAGCGCCTTTACGACGGCGGTGCATGTTTTCGCGGTCCTTTTTCCACGACGCTTGTGCCATGGCCTCGTGCTGCTGCACGGCGGCCAGGACTTTCTTGGTAGACGGCTTCTGCGAAGTCATCTTTCATGCGCCCCATCCTGCGCATGACAAGACCATCATTGCCCAGACATACTCATCGCACTCGTAATAGGCGCGAGAGAAGTCAGCAAGGAGTTCGGGTCTTTTGTCCTTTGAGCTGAGAATGTTGAAGAGGCCTTTCAGCCAGTTGATTGGTTGCGACCAACCATCCGTGTACTGGCGACTGCAAAACACAAACGAGTCGTCTGAACAGACGTCGTAGTACTTGCAAATGCGGCCGAGAGCCTCGTAGCGCTGTTTGGCGCCAGAACGGTACTCTTCCACACAATCGTCACCAGCGGCAATTGCCCAAGACGCCCCGGTCAGAACAGCCAGGAGAACCCGGATGCGTGAATTCGTCGGAGACGTGTTGAAACTGCCACTCTTCTGCAACCCTGGCAAGCCCTGCGCAACCAACTGTCCGTTGGGAAGCGCAAAAACAGAATTCGCAAGACACCACACTCGGTTCTTGAGGGCACGCGCAAACGCACCGTCTGTTGAGCATCCATTCAGCTGAATTCGAATGTCGGCGTCGGCTTGCAGTTCCCACTCCTGGACACTCCAGTCGAAACCGGAAATATCGGATTGAGCTCGCTTGCCACGGCCACTGATTTGCTGCCAAACCTTTTGGTTCCACTCTGGTGTGAATGAGATGCCGCATTTGGTCGGACAGGTGAACCACGTCTCTTTTTCAGCCACGTTTTGGTACGTCGAAAGGACGCGCTCTATGATCTGGTCGATCAGAGCAACGGACGAAATGAGTCGCACTCTTCC